GTTGGTGCAGCTCGCATGGCCTTGCGGCTGGCCATCGGCGATGCCTACGCTGCCGGCGGCGCGCTGGCGGATGACCTGGCGGCGATTGTGGCCAGCCAGGCGCAGGCAAAGCCGGAACAGCGGCAGGCGGAAGCGGCGATCAACCAGATCGGGCGGCTGAATGAGTGGCTGGAAGTGAACGCTCCGGCGCTCTACCACAACCCCGATCTCGATACTGCCGCCGCAATAGTGGCGGAACTGGGGGTGCGTGACCGCCGGATGATCGAGCAATCGGCGGCAATTGCCGATCTTCGCATCTCACTGATAGATGCGAACGAGGACGCTGCCAGCGCACACCAGGAACTGACGACGCTGATCGCCGAGCGGGACGGCCTGCGCCAGCAGATAGTGCAGATGGACGCCGACAACGCGGAACTTGTGCGGCAATTGCGCCAGGCCCGCAATGAGGCCGACGCCCGATGGTTCAGCGGCGATCAGGAGCTATCCGAGCAACTGCGACTGGCACAGGCGGAGATCGACCGCCTCACGCGCCAGAACGTGATCGCTACCGACACGTTCAACAGCCTGGCCGCCGAGCGCACCAACGGCGCCGGCCCAAACCCTACGACGGCGCCGGGCTGGAACCGCAGCCACCCGGCGTGGTCGGGACTGCCGAAGGCGGATCTGGACGTGATCGACCAACTGACAAGCGGCGCGACGACGTTCCGCAAGCTGGCGAAGACGCTGCGCCGCGACCTGGTGATCCGGGTGCTGCGCAGCCTGGCCGTCGACGGCGAGGTCAAGGCGTTGACCTACGACAAGCGCAAACCGGATTGGATGCCGACGAGCGGCGCGGTGGTGATGCTGTCGGAGACCGGGCGCTGGTCGAATCTGCTGGCGATGGCGCTGACGCCGGCGTGATCGAACTGCCGCCGGTGCGCGACCTGCACGGGCATGTGGTGTGGCGGGTGAAGCTCGCCAGCCCCAGGGAGATGACGTGCACGGTTTGCGGGGAGACAACGCTGGACGATTACTGCGTGCGCTGCGCAGATGAGCAGGACCTGACGCACCACAAGGCCATTCAGGCGGCTCGATTGGTGCCTACACTCAGTTATCTTCAACCTGGAGAGTATGAAAGGAACGGATCATGAGCATTTACAGCCGTGGCGACCGCTATTACTGGCGGCGCCGTGCCCGTTGGATTGTGTTGCGCATCAACTATCTGCTGGCAGTGCTGGCCGTCGCCGTGCTGCTGGCTTCGACAGGCTCAGCCAGCGGCCAAAGCTGGGATCGCTGCTGGCGGATTCCGCACGGGCAGGTGTGCGTTGCCCGGGCTCAGAAAATCACACGCATCGTGTGCGATTGGGGCTGGCAGCCTCGCTTTGGCCAGCCGCCGCGTTGCGTGGCGATGGAGGTGCAGCCGTGACCCTGCGCAAACTGCACAGCACCGCGCCGCATGGCAGCGCCCGGCCTGCGCCGGACTACCACGTCAAATGCGAACGGGGCCGCTATCGGGTCTATGACAAGCAGCAGCGCTTCCGGTGCGAGTTCGCCACGCCGGAGGCGGCCAACGCCTACGTCGCCAGCCGCACGGCGGCACCGTCCCACAATAAAGCATTGTCGGACGGTGCTTCGACAGGCTCAGCAACCGGGCGGGCGGTGGCGGCATGACGACGCGCACCGAGACACCGAACATTCTGGATACTGTGCTCACGCTGAGCGGCGCAACCCCGGCGCCGCCAGCGGCCACCCTGGTGGCGCTGACGGCCATCGTCAACGACGGCGGTACGCAGATGCGGGCGGGGATGGACGCCGCCACGATCACCGAGTATGCCGACGCGCTGGCCGAGGCCGACGCCTGGCCTTTCCCGCCGATTGTGGTCTTCCATGACGGCGAGAAGTATTGGCTGGCCGATGGCTTTCACCGCGTCAACGCCGCGCACCGCAGCGGCAAGTTCAGCCAGATTCCGGCAGACGTGCGCGCCGGCACGCGGCGCGATGCCATCCTCCACGCGGCGGGCGCCAACGCCGCGCACGGGCTGCGCCGCACGAACGGCGACAAGCGGCGCTCTGTTGAAGTGCTGCTGCGGGATGAGGAATGGTCGCAGTGGTCAGATCGTGAGATTGCCAAGCGATGCCTTGTCAGCCACAACTTTGTAAGTGAGTTGCGAAAGGTGATCGCGCCGCCACTGTCATCGGATGACAGTCAACGGCGGAGAATCGGCGCCGACGGGCGCACGATCAACACGCAGAACATTGGCACCAACCGGCCCGCCCGCCTGTTCGTGAACGATCTGAAGGGGCTGGTGGCGAAGTGGATGGGGATGCACTGGCAGCACGCGTGGCCGGATAACCCCAGCCACACCAACGGAGAATTCTGGCAGAGTCTCGTGGCGTGGATGCATGAGAACGTGCGGGAGACCTGGCAGGAAGGCGATTTGAAGGAAGCGATCAAGGCGCTGCACTGGCTGAACCGACCTGAGCTTCAGCCCGCCGCACCGGCGCCGTCCCAGCGGCTTGCCACGGCGGTATCGCCCGCACCCACCCGAATGGAGATTTTCGAGATCGAGCAGTTGGTGCGCAAGTTGGCTGACGAGCGCAACGCCACACCTGGCGCCCTGCGCCTAAGCGCACGGGAACATATCGGTCCTGTCTGGCAGGAAAGCATACGCCAGGCGCAAGGCACGCTTCTCTATCGAGATCTGGCGCAGGCGATGAACAACGTGGCCAGCCAGATGGAGCAGCGGCCCGCCACGGCGTCTGCTGCAACTGACAGCGACCTCCACACCGGCGCAGGCCGCACACCGGCGCCACCGCTTACGGTGGCGGAACTGGTGGAAGACCTGGACGGCTACCTGACGGGCATCCCGGCGACGGAGATCGACCAGGCGGCCAAAGGTGCGCAGAACCGGGCGCTGATGACGGCGCAGCAGTGCTTGAGCGATTTCACCTATCGCCAGGCGGACCTGTACCGGGCATTGCAGCGGCTGGCGTTGCAGCGCGGCGCGGCGCAGCCCGCAGAGCCGGTGGTGGACGGGGATCGTCCGCTGCCGGCGTGGGCGGCGCCGGAACCGGCCACCGTGGCGCAGACCGTCGCCGATGTGGTGGCGGTGCACGGTGAAGCCGCGCCAGTGGACAACCCGTTCCCGCCTGTGCCAGACGATCTGGCTGCGGCGGGTTGGGAGTTGCGAGGCAGCGAATTTGGCCGCTATTACCTGATCAACACACGCACAGCGCGCACCACGCGCTCGTGTTCAACGGTCGATAAGGCATTCGAGATAGCGCGCGGCCTGACAACCGGACAGTGGAGTCCAGAAAAAGCCTGGACTACCCCGGCGCCGGTCGCTGCGACCCTCGCCCGCCACCCTCAATACGACGACCTGTTCGAGTTCGCCGAACTGTTCAAGCTGGCGATCAAGGAGACGCACCGCTGGGCGCACATCACGGGCGAGCACACGGCGATCCTGGAAGCGGAGCGGGGGCTGCGCCACCTGGTGGAACGCACGGCGGCCATTCTGGATGGATTCACGGGGCAGCCATGATCACCGAGCGAATGCAGAAGCGGCTGCTGTATCAGGCTTTTCTGGCGCAGGGAGACGCCAGCATCGATCCTGATGAAATTGATCTGGCTGGTTGGGTCTGGCCGTGGAGTGAATTGTTCCTGCGCGCGTATCGCTGGCTGGGTCCGTTGGATAGCGATACGGCGCTGCATGAGGCGGCGCGTGGGCTTGCCGACAAAGACAGCGAGCAGTCGAGGGAATGGTTGCGGGAAATCAGAGATTGCTCGGAGCCGATCCACTTCCCCAGCCTAGCGGAGATCGGCGACACGCTGCCGCCGGTGCGCTGGCTGTGGCCGGGGTGGATTCCCCGCGGGATGCTGAGCCTGTTGGGTGCGTTCCAGGGCACGGGCAAAAGTTATTTTGTGCTTGACCTGGCGCGCACGGTGATCGAGGGCGGTCCCTGGCCCGACGGGCAGCCGGTGGAGCAGATCGGCAATGTGATCTACGTCGAAGCCGAGGGCATTCCGCAGGTGACGAATGACCGGGCGAAAAGCCTGGGCATGAACCGGCAGAACATCTGGCTGCTCATGGCGGAAATGGGCGAGATGATCGACTTGACGCAACCGGTGTGGCAGGACAGGTTGGTCGACATGGCCACGACGCTGAAACCAGAGTTGATCGTGATCGACTCGCTGACCAGCATCAGCAGCGCGGGGCAGAACAGCGTCGAGGACACCAACCGGCTCCTCATGTTCCTGGTGGGGCTGTCCCGCCACGTGGATTGCGGGCTGCTGGTGCTGCACCATCTGCGCAAGCCGCCGGGCGGCCAGCTATCCCTGCCGGGAATGTCGGTGCACGACTTCCGCGGCAGTGGCCACATTACGGCGATGGCGCGCACGGTGCTGGGGCTGACGGTGGTGCAGACGGGGCGGCAGTTCAGCCTGAATGGGAAGCGGCGCCTCGACCTGGTGAAAACCAACCTGGGGCGCTATCCCACCGGCGTGGGCATCGAGATGAAGGAGGAGGGGGAGCGGGTCACGTTCACCTATGGCGAGCCGCCGAGTTTCGACCAGAAGTCAGCCGGTGAAGAGGCGGAGGAATGGCTGATCGAGTACTTAGAAGAGCACGGTACGAGCAAGCCGGGTGAGATTACAGAAGCGGCTAAAGCGGCGGGAATTGAGAGAGGGACTCTGTATCGTGCACGGGCGGCACTGAAGGGCATGATCCGGGACACGGAGAAGAACAGGTACAGCCCGACAAACCGCTGGAAGCTGGCCGATGATGACGACGATGAAGACACAGTTGAGGAATCGTAACTATTCTACCGTTCTACTGTTCGATACCTTTTGAGACTTGACCCACTCACAAAGTATCGAACGGTAGAACAGTAGAATAGTTACCCTCTGCAAAGGGAAAACGATAATGAAACAACTATCAACAACGTCCGACAAGAAAGGGTTATCAGACGATGAATGATGGACTTGATACGAATATGCCTGGCCGCCGTATGGCGACGCCGCCGGCCTGCTGGAAAACGCCATCGAGCCAACTGCGCAGATCAGCGCAGCGGCTGCGCACCAGGCGGCCCAGGATCGCCGGCTGGATGCGCTGGAGGCTGAGGTCGTTGCGCTGCGCCAGCGGCTGGCACGGCTGGAGTATGTGGAGGTGACGGAGTGACCGGCGATTTCATTGCCGGCCTGGCCGTCGGCGGGATGGTCGGCGCTCGTGGTGGCGAGCGCCAACGGCGTGGAGGTGTGGGGTGAACGAGGAGGCGCAGATGTGGCTGGTGGCGCTGATCTGGACGGCGACGCTGACGGCGCTGTTGGTGATGGCGGCACGGTAGCGGCGGAGACGGAGCGGGCGAACTTCTACTATGGGCTGTACACCGGAAAATGAGGAAGAGACGCACGGGGCGTCTCTCCCAGGTGATCGAAGCAGCAAACTTGGATCGGAGCCATGATACCACATGCAGAATGAACTGATGGACGCCAGCCTGCGCAAAGCGCCGCTCACCGTCGGCGCCGTGCTCGCCGTCTGGCTGCAGAATGCCGGCGGCGGCATCGGCGCGCTGGTGGCGGTGGGCGTGGTGGCCTGGCTGCTGGGCGTGGATGCCGGAACCGGGCTGCGCTGGGCCGCGGCGGCCGGCGGGCTGCTCTTTGCCGGGTTGATGGTGCTGCGCAGCGCCATCGACGAGATCGTGGATTGGACGGACTGGCGCGCGATGCTGGCCGATCTGGAGGCGCTGGAGGAGCAGAATGAACTGCTTGAGCAGCAGAACGCCAGCCTACGCCGCGACCTGGCCGCAGCGGAGACCTATGGCGCATACCGGGCAGCCCGGCCCGGCGTGGTGGTGCAGGACCGCAACGGCGAGGCGATGCCCGCGCCCGCGCCGACGCCGATCCGCAACGATGCAAAGACGCTGCTGCAGCTTCACTTCGACAGCGGCGAATGGCCATCGAAGAATCGCACCTGTCCTCGGCTGGGGTGGACGACCAGCCGCTGGCAAGAGGCGCGCGACGAGTTGGAGCGCCACGGCATCATTGCAACTCGTAACAATCAGACCGTCGTGTTGGTGGGCAGCCTGGCAGAAGCATTGGCGAAGTTGGCAGGTGATTTCTGAGCGGCCGACGGCCGGCCGCCCGGCCGGCTATCTGGTAGCCGTTCCGGCCGGGTCTAATTCAGCAGGGAGGTAGGGAGGTGGAAGTGATCGCATTCGTGAATGGAATGGTGCAGATCGGGGTGATCTTTGGCACCGTATCATGCGTTAAGGATGCCCGCCAACGCCAGCTGGTGCTGGCGCTGGCGGGCGCGTCGGAGGCCTTCAGTGTGGCTGGCTTGCTGCTGTTGATGTTCCCGACGCTGCCGCAACTGACGGAAGCCGCCAAATGGTTGCTCTACGCCGCCATCGGGCTGGCGGTGGTCGTCGGCGTGGTGACGGCGCTGCGATCGCAGCGCACGCGGTTCGCCTGGCCGCAAGGGCGCTATCACAAGTATCGTTCGTATCGGAGGATTTGATGAGCGACAACAACGGATGTATTCCCGGCGCGGCGCTGCTGGGGCTGGTGCTGCTGATTGCCACCATCGTGATCGGCGCGCCGGTGCTGTCGGAGGCTGGGCTGTCGTGGGACAGCACCGGCGTAATTGCCCGGCAGAACGCCAGGCTGGAGGCGGAGCGGCTGCGCCTGAATGCAGAGACCCGCCAGGCCATCGAGCGCGAGGAGACGGCGCGCATCATGAGCGACAACATGATGACGACGATCCAGTGGCTGGCCGTCACCGGCGGCATCGTCGGCGGGCTGGCGGTGGCTGGCTGGGCGACGCAGCGCAGCGTAGCGGCCTGGGCAGCGCGCCCACATCGGCCTGCGGCGCCGCCGCCAGCGCAGATTATCGTGATGGCGGCGCCCTACCTGGAGAGCGACCGCACGGCGCGGGTAGAGCAGATCGAGGCTGACGGATACCGCGGTTGGGCCGTGCTCTACCCGCGCACGGAACGGTTCGTGCCGCTCCAGTTGACGGACGGCCAGCATAGGGGCTGAGTCCTATGGTTGACGCTGCTTGTCATGGCGTGCTATAGTCACGCCATGACAAGCAGCAACAAGGAGACCCGTATGACCATCACAACGTTGGACAGCCAGGTCGCCCGCGACAACTTCGCCGGGCTGCTGGCAACCGTGGCGAAGGGTGATGAGAGCATCGTTATCACCGACCAGGGCGAGCCGGTGGCCGCGCTGGTGGACTACGCCGCATTCGTGGCGCTGGCCGAGGAACTGGACGACATGCAGGCGGCGCAGCGCGCGGCGGCGGTCCTCGCCGACTTGGACGCCGGGCGCACGGACACACGGCCCTGGGCGGATATCCAGGCGGAATGGATCGCCGAGGGGCTGCTCGATGGCTGAGATGCAGCGTTGTCGGACGGTGGTCAACGCAAATTTACAGGTGAGATTTTGTCTCACCTGTGATAAGATGGACGCAGTTGCGGCGAGCAGGGTCTGGTGGGCAGTTCCCCGGTGGTGTGGATGAGCGACGAAGCAAAGAACCGGCAGATCATGATGGTGTGTGCGGAGTTGGCGAAGGTGCTGGCTGGGTTGATGCAGGCGCCGGCGCCGAAGGGCCAGCAGGTGATCATCCACGTGTCGAAGGACCGCCGCGACGTGTGGATCGAGCGACCGGCGGAGATCGTGCATATTCGCAGCGATTGAGCCGGGCAGGATGACAACCGCATAGCGTGGCCGGCAACCGGAGCGCATTCTCACAGAGAGGATGCGCTCCGCTGTTTTTGGAGGGGTGCGCCAGGTTTCGCATAGGCATAATTGAGGGGTAGGGGCGGGTGCGGCGGGCTGGCGCCCGCGGTTGGCTGGAACGTGAAAAGTTCCCAAAGTACCCTTTTGCGGGGGTGGGGGTTCCCAAAGTACGGGTTGTGAGCGCAGAAGAGACGATTTTCCCGGCAAGTCCAGATGTTCCAGGCCAGGCGCAGAGCCGCCGGGCGTATCACGATCTGCTGGCGTCGTTGGAGTCGTTTGCCTGGTGGCAGGACTATCGTGACCTGGTTGGCCGCGGGTGGGACTGGCGCAAGGCGGTCTATATTGCGTGGCGGGCGTCACCGGTGCAGGGGCGCCAGCCGGAAACGCAGGACGAACTGGCGACGACTGTGTTGGGGTTGGCCAGCGACCGGGTGATCAGCAAGTGGCTGGAGAAGCACCCGGAAATGCAGGATGAGGTTGTGCGGATGCAGGCGGCGCCGCTGTTGCAGCACCGCCGGGATATCTACGAGGCGCTGGTGGCGGTGGCACGGGACCCTGACCCGAAGGCTCATTCTGACCGCAAGCTGGCGCTGGAGATGCTCGGCGATTACCGGCCCCGAGCACAGGCGGATGTGGCGGTGACGAACGCCGATGCAGGGGTGCTGATTTACCTTCCCGACAATGGCAGAGAAGACAACGCAGATTCAGATTAGGGCGCAGGCGGGGCCGCAGGAGGTGTTCCTGGCGTCGCCGGCTGACCTGGTGATTTATGGCGGCGCGGCGGGCGGCGGGAAGTCGTTCGCCCTGCTGCTGGAGCCGCTGCGTCATGTGCGCAATGGGCAGTTCAACGCGGTGATCTTCCGGCGCACGTCGGTGCAGGTGCGCAACCCCGGCGGGCTGTGGGATGAGTCGATGAAGGTTTACCCGCTGCTGCAGGCGACGCCGCGGGAGTATCTGTTGGAGTGGCAGTTCCCCAGCGGCGCCACGGTGAAGTTTGCGCACATGGAACATGAGAAGAACCGGCTGGACTGGCAGGGCAGCCAGATTCCGTTGATTGCATGGGATGAGCTGACCCACTTCACGCGGGATCAGTTCTTCTACATGCTGAGCCGCAATCGTTCGCTGTGTGGCGTGCGGCCGTACATGCGGGCGACGTGCAACCCGACGCCCGACGACGACCCGGTGGGCGGGTGGGTGCATGAGTTCGTGGGCTGGTATATCGGCGAGGATGGCTATGCGCTGCTGGAGCGTTCGGGCGTGGTGCGCTGGTTTGTGGTGGTGAACGATGAACTGCGCTGGGCGGATGACCCGGCGACGCTGCGGGCGCAGTATCCGGGCAGTGAGCCGAAGTCGTTCACGTTCATTCTGTCGAGTGTGTTCGACAACAAGATTCTGCTCGATGCAGATCCGGGCTATCTGGCGAATTTGATGGCGCTGCCGCTGGTGGACCGGGAACGGCTGCTTGGCGATGGGCAGCGCGGCGGGAACTGGAAGATCAAGCCGTCGGCGGGGAAGGTGTTCAACCGGGGTTGGTTCGAGATTGTGGAGGCGGCGCCGGCGGCTTCGACGGCTTCGACAAGCTCAGCCACAGGTGGCGGGCGCACGGTGCGCTTCTGGGACCTGGCGGCGACAGAAAAGAGCGTGGCCAAAGCTGACCCTGACTACACGGCGGGGGTGCTGATGCGGCGGGTGGGTGATGTCTACTACATCCTCGACGCCATTGCGGTGCAGGAGGCGCCGGGGCGGGTGGATGCGCTGCTGCGCAACACGGCGAGCCAGGACGGGGCGCAGGTGGCGATCCGCTTCGAGCGGGAGGGCGGCGCCAGTGGGGTGCGCGATGCGCGCAACACGGCGGCGCTGCTGGCCGGGTATGACGTGCGCGCGGTGCAGCCGCAGGGTGACAAGGTGATGCGGGCGAAGGGGCTGGCGGCGCAGGCGGAAGCGGGGAATGTGAAGCTGGTGCGCGGCGCGTGGAATGACCGGTTTCTGCGCACGCTGCACGCGTTCCCAGAAGGGGCGCATGACGATGAGGTGGACGCGGCGAGCGGCGCGTTCAATGACCTGGTGAAAATGGTTCGGGAGCAGGGGACTGTTCGGGGGTGAGCGATGGCGAGTGATCTGGAATTGGCGGTGGCGGCGCTGACGGGGAAGAAGCGGCGCTATGATGCGCTCTGGCGCTACTATGACGGCGAGCAGCCGCTGGTCTATTCGAGTGAAAAGCTGAAGGAAATCTTCAGCGGCCTCGAAGCGCGCTTCACGGAGAACTGGTGTGCGGTGGTGGTGGACAGCGTGCTCGACCGGCTGGAACTGTACACGCCGACGGTGGCCGGGGATGAAGCGTTGGCGGCGCAACTGGCGGGCCTTTGGGAGCAGACGGGGCTGGTGGACGATGAGTATGGCGTGCATGAGGATGTAACGGTCACGGGGGAATCGTTCGTGGTGGCCTGGCCGGACGAGGAAGAGGGCGTGGTGCAGGCGTTCCACAACGACGCCCGGCTCTGCCATGCGGAGTATGACGCGGAGAACCCGCGGCAGATGCGCTTTGCGGCGAAGTGGTGGAACAACGGCGACGGCATCCGCCTGACGCTCTACTATGCGGATCGGCTGGAATACTACGCCAGCCGGCGCTCGTACAAGGCGGGGGAGACGCCGACGGCGAAGGCGTTCGAGCCGTGGGCGTCGGGGCCGGACGGTGCGACGGTGGCGGAGAACCCTTACGGGCAGATTCCGGTCTTTCATTTCCGGTCCAACCGGCGCAAGCCGAAGTCGCAACTGGTGAACGTGGTGGAGGTGCAGGACGCGGTGAACAAGCTGCTGGCCGACATGATGGTGGCGGCGGAGTTCGGGGCATTTCCGCAGCGCTATGTGATCAGCAGCGCGGGCATCGCCAACCTGAAGAACAACCCCAATGCCATCTGGGACCTGGTGGCGGCGGAACAGGGGATGCAGGCGACGACGCCGGGGCAGTTTGCGGCGACGGAGTTGCAGAACTATCTGAATGCGATCAACAAGCTGTCGGCGGACATCGGCATCATTACGCGCACGCCGCGCCACTATTTCTATCAGCAGGGCGGCGACCCCAGCGGCGAGGCGCTGCTGGCGATGGAGGCGCCGCTGACGAAGAAGACGCACCGGCTGCAGCAGACGTTGGTTCCGACGTGGCGCGATCTGGCGGCGTTTCTGCTGCGCTTGCAGGAACAGGAGGTGACGACGCAGCAGATCCGGGTGGTCTATGCGCCGGTGGAGACGGTGCAGCCGCGCTCGACGGCGGAGATTCGCAAGCTGGCGGTGGAGGCCGGGGTGCCGCTGCGCACGCATCTGCGGCGGGCGGAGAACTGGTCTGAGAAGGATGTGGCACAGTTGGATGATGACCGGGCGGCGGAGCGGCTGGCCGAGCGGAGTTATGCGGATGCGGTGTTGGGCGCGGCGCAGCGGGACTTTGACCGCGGTGTGGTGTAGAGATTGGGAGATTACGGGCGACAAGTCTTTGTTGTGGGAGCAAAAGTCAGGCGCCCCTACGGGGCAGGTGGGGTGATGGCAACCTGGAGACGCAAGCGTAAGCGGGTGAACTGGGGTGCGATTGAGTACGGTTGGAACACCTATGAGGAGAAAGAGGGCATGGCGGTCGGTGGCAGTGTGACGGCGGCGTATCGCTGCCAGGTGAGCGAGTACAAGTTGACGGCGACGTCCACGAGCGCGCCGCGGAATGAATGCGCCAACGTGGAGGCGGCGGTGGCCATCCTGGAGCGCGGGGAGGCGTGCACCGTGGCGAGTGCGGACATTCCGCAGTTGCGCCAGCGGCTGGCCGGGCTGGGGGTGGCGTGACAATGGCTGACTTGGCGGCGGTACTTTGCATCCTCTCCCTGCTGACCATTCTCGGTGGGGGTGTGTTGTTTCTGCTGTACGGCGTGCGCGGCACGGTGGCCATGCTGCGCCAGTGGCTGGACCAAAGGTAAGACGATGCCGCCGGTTGTGATTGACATGATGCAGAGTTGGCGCGCTGACTTGCTGCGCGGGGATGCGGCGATGCAGCAGGAGATGGCGCAGCAGTGGCTGGGCGTGGAGCAGGCGCTGCAGGCGCAGGTGGATGCGCTCGCCCTGGAGCTGCAAGGCGGCGGGCGGGTGACGATGGGCCACTTGCAGCGCTCCCGGCGCTATCAGCAGTTGATGGGCCAGGTGGACGATGAACTGGGGAAGTATGCCCGTTTTGTCGAAGGGCGGGTGGAGAACCGGCAGCAGGCGCTGCTGAATGCGGCCATCTCGCACAGCCAGGCGGCGATCAATGCGGTGGCCACCGAGGCGGAGATGTTGGTGCAGTTCAACCGGCTGCCGGTGTCGGCGGTGGAGAACATGGTCGGCCTGACGGGCGCAGGGACGCGGGTGCGCGACATCCTGGCGGATGCGAGCCGGGCGGGGCCGGAGGCGCTGCGCCAGCGGCTGGTGGATGGGATTGCGCTGGGTTGGAATCCGTTGAAGACGGCGCGGGATGCGCTGCGCAATGGGCTGGCGCAGAGTTTCACACGCATGGCGACGATTGCGCGCACGGAGACGCTGCGGGTGTACCGGCAGACGACGCTGGAAAGCTACCGGCAGAGCAATGTGGTGGTGGGGTATCGGCGGCTGGCGGCGAAGGATGAGCGGACGTGTCTGGGCTGCTTGATGGCGGATGGGCAGTTTTACACGAAGGATCAGCCGTTTGATGCCCATCCAAACTGCAGATGCGCAGCGATACCGGTATTGAACAAAGGCACCCCGATTGACTACGAGACCGGACAGGAGTGGTTTGCCCGGCAACCGGAGAGCGTGCAGCGGCGGATGCTTGGCCCAGGCCGGTGGGATTTGCTGCAGCGAGGTGACATTTCGCTGCATGACTTGGTGACGCTCCAACCGGACGATACATGGGGTGGGGCGCTGGCGCCCACCACGGTGGGGCGGTTGGCTGCGTTGGGCAGGCGGGATGGGATGGTGGATGCTCGGAATATGTTGGGCGTTTCGGCAGAGGCGCGGCGGATTCAGTGGGAGTGGGTGCACGGCAGCCGCACCCGCCCTTCGGTTGTGTTGAAGGAAACCTTATCACGTGCGTTGGGTGTGGAAGGTGTTGTGTTCAACCCTGCCGGGTTTGTTGTCTCTCAAGATGAGATTGAGTTAATGCAAGGCGCTGTGCAGGAAATTTACGAACGAACCCAACAGTATTTAAGAGACCAGGGCATTCGCTCGATGCACTTGTTTCGCGGTGTGAAAGGCGCTACAATGGAACCGGGTGTTATTGAATCGTGGACGAGTGATGTAAGTACTGCTGTTCGGTTTAACGGGTTTCGGGTATTCGAGGAAAACATACCGGCTGAACGAATTTTTCTTTATCATCGCGGTCCTGGTTGGCGTAATGGCAAGTTTGGCGAACAGTATGAGTATTTGGTTTTGGGAAGTGAGCCAAAGTGAAACGTCGCATCGTCTATGATATGAACGGATTGCCAGTTACGCGGTTTTCGCCTGAGAGCGATGCGGACATGGCGGAGTTGTATCGTATGGTTGAACGCGGTGAGTTAGATATGCGCGAGAGCTTTGGGGATGATCCTGAACTGTGGGAACGTGTAAGAGTGGAACAGCGAGAAGTTGAACTGGAGCGGAAAGAGTATGTGATTGTCAACGGTGTGCTTAGATTGCAAGACGCACCGTCCGACAAGAAATGATTGTGGGACGGTAGACAGGCGCAAACATTTGTGCTAGACTACCTCTAGCCCGGTGATGGGCGATAACTTGATATGCGTGGCCGACAACCGGAGCGCACTCTCTTTTTTGAGGGTGCGCTTTTTTGTTGGCGAGCAGGGCGGCGGGCGGCGTGATGCCAAGCGTCGAGCGTGATGCAAAGTCTTCCGGCGTGATGCCAATTCCCAGGAGCGTGATGCGAATATGAGTGAGGATGCTTTGAACAACGAGGGCGCGTCCGGCGCTGGCCAGCAGGGCGGCGAGAATGGCGACAGGGACGGGACCGGGGCGGCCAGCAACGGCGCACCGGTGTCGTTCGATGAGTGGCTGAACGGCCAGGCCGACGAGGTGAAGTCGCTGGTGACGGGTAGCATTGGGAAGCTGCAGAACGCGCTGAATGATGAGCGGACGCAGCGGCGGTCGCTGGCGAAGCAGATCGACGATCTGTCGAAGCAGGCGGAACAGGGCAGCCAGTTGCGCGCCCAGTTGGAGAAGCTGAGCGGCGATTTCGAGAGCGCCAGCCGCAAGGCGACGTTCTACGAGTCGGCGCCGGCAGAGGTGACGAACCTGCGGCTGGCGTGGCTGGTGGCGAATGACGCCGACTTGATCGACAAGGACGGCAAGACGAACTGGGCGGCGCTGAGAACAGCGGCGCCGGAGTTGTTCAAGCGGGTGACGCCGCCGGCGAATGCCGGGGCGGGGGCGAAGCAGACCGGCGTGGACGATGGGCGCAGCATGAATGCGTTCATCCGGGCTGCGTCCGGGCGTGGTGGGTGATGCAGTTGATTCAGGAGGAGTGAGATGCCAGTCTACAACAGTGTGATTTCGAGAACGGATGCGGAGGCGCTGATCCCTGAGCAGGTGAGCCAGGAGATTGTGAAGCACGTGCCGCAGCAGTCGGTTTTTCTGCGCATGGCGCGGCGTCTGCCGAACATGAGCAGCAAGAAGACCCGGATGCCGGTGCTGGCGGCGCTGGTGAGCGCCTATTTCGTGAACGGCGACACCGGGCTGAAGCAGACCACGCGGTCGCAGTGGGAGAACAAGTATATCGAGGCTGAAGAGTTGGCCGCGATTGTGCCGATCCCGGAAGCGGTGCTGGATGACAGCGAATATGACGTGTGGGGCGAGCTGCGCCCGCTGCTGATCGAGGCGCTGGGCGTGGCCATCGACCAGGCTGTGTTCTACGGCACGAATGCGCCCTCTTCGTGGCCCACGGCGATTGTAACGGCGGCTGCGGCGGCCGGGCACACGGTGACGCTGGGCACGGGCGCCGACATCTATGACGACATCATGGCGGATGGCGGCGTGCTGAGCAAGGTGGAATCCGATGGCTTTGCGGTGACGGGCCATGTGGCGGCGCTGAGCATGAAGGCGAAGCTGCGCGGGCTGCGCGACGGGGCGACGGGTGTGCCGATCTTCAGCCGCACGCCGCAGGCGGCCACGCCGTATGAACTGGATGGGGTGCCGATGGACTTCCCGACCAATGGTTCGGTGGACCCGGCGACCTCGCTGCTGATCTCCGGCGACTACCAGCAGGCGATGTACAGCATCCGCCAGGATGTGACGTACAAGGTGCTCGACCAGGCGGTGATCCAGGATGGCGCCGGGGCGATCATCTACAACCTGGCGCAGCAGGACATGGTGGCGCTGCGGGTGACGATGCGCCTGGGCTGGCAGTTGCCGAACCCGGTGAACCGGGTGCAGGCGGTGGCGGCGAACCGCTATCCGTTTGCGGTGCTGCTGCCGTAGGTAGGGCGCAGAGATTGAGAGATTGAGCGATTGCGAGATTGGGAGACTGCGGTCGCCCGGTCATTGACAAGGAGATAGGTGAGATGAAGAACGCACGGGTGTGGGTAGGGGTGGCGCTGGTTGTGGCGCTGGTGTGCCTGGTGGGGCTGTCGGCGAGCATGGGCGCCGGTCCGGCGCTGGCGGCGCCGCAGGCGATTCCGACGCCGGTGAGCGTGACGCCGGGCAACGGTGCGCCGCAGGTGGCAACGTTCTGGCGTGCTGCGCCGCTGACGGCGAGCGGGGCGGGGACGGAGGCGATCATTGCCGGCGAGAAGGTCGATCTGCAGTGGGTGATCGACCAGACGGCGGTGAACACGGTGACGCTCAAGCTGCAATTCTCGAACGACAGTACGAACTGGGTGGACGGGGCGACCTTTGTGACGAACAACGCGGCGGACGCCGGGGACATGCAGCAGTATGCGGTCTTCGGGCGCTATCTGCGGGTGTATGCGACGGTGACGAACAGCAACCCGGTGACGGTGACGGTGATCGGCGTGGTCAAGTAGGCCAGGTGCAGCGATGGCGGTGACGGTTCCTGATGCGATGGTGGCCAGGCTGCGCCGGTTGACGGCAGAGCCGACGGCGACGACCTACACGGACGCCAATCTGCGGGAGTGCATCGAGCGCTATCCGCTGGCCGACGCCGACGGTTATGCGCCAGACAGCGACCTGTGGGCCGGCGCGTGGGACATCAACCCCGCGGCGGCGGATATCTGGGAGGAGAAGGCGGCGGCGCTGGCTGCCGCTTTCGACTTTGCGGCGGATGGCGGCGACTACAAGCGCAGCCAGGCGTACAACCAGATGCTGCAGCAGGCGCGGCGCTTCCGGTCGATGCGCCGGACGACCACGTTCGTGATGGTGGCGGAACCGCCGCCGGCGGGCGCGGTGCGCGTGGAGAGTTGGATCGGGAACTTGCCGGAGGAGGACGACTGATGATCTATCGAGACCCGCGCAGCGGCCAGACGCAGGATGTGGCCGAACGGGAGACGGTGCTGCGCCAGTTGCTGGAGCGGGCGGGGTGGGTGGTTGTGGATGTTTCCCAGGAAACACTGGCGTTTGCTACGGTCAAGATCGGCGATGAACTGGTTGTGCTGCCGCCCGGTATGCAGCCAATGGCAAAGCCTGGCTTCAAGCTGGTTGAAGTGACCGACAACGACAGCGACATGCCGGAGTTCATCGAGGCGCCGGAAGATGCGCCCTCCTCGAAGCGCAAGCGGAGCAAGTAACGATGTTGGCGTTGACGGCGGCGGAGTTGGCGGCGATGCGTGGCGTGCAGAATGGCTCCATGCTGGACACGTGCACGCTGCGCACCTGGGCGCCGACGGTGGATGCGTTCGGCAGCGAGGTGGAGGGCTGGACGCTGCGCACGGGGGTGGCGTGCGGCCTGGATGTGACGGGCACGCGCCAGAAGGAACGCCGGCGCGCCGATGGCACGATTGCGGTGGCGCAGGCTTCGCTGCGGTTGGCGCTTGCGGACGGCGCCAGCCTGACGGGGAAAGACTCAGTAGTGATCACGCATCGCAACGGCGAGGCGCTGTCGCCGACCTTGACCTTCGGGATCGATGGGCCGGTGGAGCGGGGGCCGACAGGCGTGGTGGTGCGGCTGGTGGCGGTGACGTAATGCCTGACATCACAGTGCGGGTGCAGGGCACGGCGGAGCTGCGGCGGGCGCTGCACCAACTGCGCGGGGCGCAGCGGCGCCAGGCGCAGCGGGACGGCCTGGACGCCGGGGCGCGCATCGTCGAGACGTATGCGAAGGTGGCAATGTCGGAAGAGAAATCCGGCAGGACGTATGCGCGTGGCGGCCGGGAGCACAGAGCCAGTGCACCAGGCGAGGCGCCAGCGGTTGACTATGGCAACCTGAAATCATCGATTCAGGTGTTCGAGGTGACGCCGGAGCGGGCGATCATCGGCACAAATGCTGAATATGCTGAGCATTTGGAATTTGGCACGTCACGGATGGAGCCGCGTCCATACATGCGTCCGGCGCTGGATGAGCACGAGCATGAGATCGTCGGCGCCATCGAAGATGCGGTGCGCGGGTTTGTGGAGTCAGTGTGACGCCTCTCCCTGACGGTCGAGGTTCGGTTGTAGGGTTCGGCTGACAACTCATTGTTGTGGGAGCAAAAGTCAAGCGCCCCTCTGGGGCAGATGACTGGTGACAGGTGACGCATGACGCTGGAAGAGGGGTTGCGGACGTATACGCTGGCGGGGAGCGCGGTGGCGGCGCTGGTGGGGACGCGCATGTATCCCCGGATGCTGCCGCAGACGCCGACGCTGCCGGCGCTGGTCTATCAACGCATCGACACGCGGCGACAGCACGACCTGGCCGGCCCGGACGGTCTGCCCCGGCCTCGAATGCAGGTGACGTGTTGGGCGCCGCTGCCGCTGAGCGCCTCCGGCCTGGCCGCCGCGGTGCGTCAGCGGCTGGACGGCTATCGGGGTGCGATGGGGACGGTAAGTGTGGAGAGTTGCCTGCTCGTGGGTGAGCGGGATGTGACAGACACGGAAGCCGGGCGCTACGGGGTGGCGCTGGACTTCATGATTCAGTATCAGGAGGGATGAGAGATGGCTGGCAAGGCTGGTTTTGGAACAACGATTTCGTTTGGCACGGGCACGGGTACGGTGGCGATTGCCAACGTGACGAACATCGCCGGGCTGGATGGCGACACGGAAGTGATCGACGTGACGGCGCACGACAGCGGCAGCGCGTACCGGGAGAAGGTGGCGAGTTTCATCGATTTGGGGCAGGTGACGCTTGACTTGAACTTCGACCCGAACAAGCCGTCGCACAAGGCAATCACGGGCGGGCTACTCTATCTGCAGGCGCAGCGCACGGTGGAGACGTTTACGGTGACGTTCCCCGGCACGCCGTCGCACAAGGTGGCGTTCAGCGCGTTTGTGAAGAGCGCCGGCTTCGAGGCGCCGTTCGACGATAAGCTGGCGATGAGCGTGACGCTGGAAGTGACCGGCTCGGCTGCATGGACCTACGGGACTTGATGCATGGCTGACAAAGCCTTGATGCTCAACATCGGGTGCGGGATGCGGCAGATCGAAGATTGGTTCAACCTCGACGATCTGCCGTATCCGGGGCTTGACCTGGTGCATGACCTGATGGACACGCCCTGGCCGCTGGCGGATGGGTGCGCGGTGCGGGCGATGGCGCATCATGCTATCGGGCGGGTGGTGCGCGCCCGGTACGGTCTGCTGCGCTTTATGAATGAGGTGCACCGGCTGCTCCGGCCCGGCGCTGAGTTTCTGATTGTGGCGCCCTACGGCATGAATCAGGCGTTCTTGCAGGATCCTACGTTTTGCACGCCGGTGACGGAGGCAACCTTCTACCATTGCGACCCAGAGCACAAGAGCGGGCTGTGGCAGCGGTATCAGCTGAAGCCGTGGCGGATTGCGCATCTGGCGTGGGATGTGGCGAGCATTCTGGAGGTGACGCTTGTCAGGCGGTAAGGCGGTGGCGCCCCTTCCTGACGGTCGGGGTTCGGATGGGCCGGTGCGTCCGATCCGCACTGTCGTGATGGACAGCGGTGATCCGGGGTATGCGAACCGGCTGTTGGTGGGCACGGCCTGCACCGGCCTGGTCAGGATTGAATGGGTTGCGGCGCGCTACGGGCAGTTGATTCCGATCAACTGGTCGATGGCGCAATTGATGCAGTACATGGCGGGGACGTTCCCGCTGCGCTTTCAGGTGGCGGACGCGCAGAACCTGATCGTGAAGGACGCCATCGAGAAGGACATGGAGTGGCTGTTCTTGCTGGAGCATGATGTGGTGCTCCCGCCGGACACGTTTGTGCGGCTGAACCGCTACATGCGGGAGGCGACGGCGCCGGTGGTATCGGGTCTCTATTTCAGCCGGGCGCAACCGTCGGAGCCGATGATTTTCCGGGGGCGGGGCAACTCCTTCTTTGATGGCTGGCGCATGGGCGACGTGGTGGAATGCGACGGCGTACCGACGGGCTGCCTGCTGATCCACATGGGCGTGCTGCGGCTGATGTGGGCGGAGAGCGAGGAGTACACGGTGGGCGGGGTGAAGACCCGCCGTGTGTTCAACACGCCGCGGGATGGCTGGTTCAACCCAACGACGGGGCAGTACAACCTGACGGCGACGACCAGCGACCTGGAATGGTGCGACCGGGTGATGCGGGGCGATTATCTGCGCCGGGCGGGGTGGCCCTGTGACGAGCGCCGGGGCCGGTGGCCTTTCCTGGTGGATACGAACATCTTTTGTTGGCATATCAACCCTGACGGGCGGCTGTTCCCGTCGAAAGCGGAGTTGGCGGAATGGGAAAGCAAGTGACAAGCAACGGGAAGCAATTTCTAAGCAAGGCGGACATCCTCGGCCAGCAGGACATTGTGACGGAAGATCTGTTTGTGCCGGAGTGGGATGCGTGGGTGAAGGTGAAGGTGATGACTGCGGCGGAGCGGGATCACTTTGAGGCGTCTACGGTGCAGCGGGAGGGGAAGAAAACGTCACTGAACCTCCAGGGCATCCGGGCGCGGCTGTGCATCCTGTGTCTGGTGGATGAGGACGGCCACCGCATGTTCTCGGATGAGGATGAGTATGCCCTGGGCACGAAGTCGGGGGCGGCGCTGGACCGGATTTTTTCGGTAGCGCAGCGCATCAACGGGATGCGTGATGAAGATGTGGCGGCGCTGGCAAAAAACTCCGACGGCGCCCCAGCCGAAGATTCGCCTTTCGACTAGCATTGGCGCTGGGGCGCCCGGATGTGGATGGGCTGCTGTGTGAGATGAGCAGCAGCCAGTTGGCGGAATGGCTGGCGTATTTCCAGCTTGAGCCGTTCGGCGAGGAGCGGGACGATCTGCGCATGGGAATTGTGGCGAGCACGATTGCGAATGTGAACCGGTCGCCGAAGCGGAAGAAACCGTATGAGCCGCGTGATTTTATGCCCCAGTTTGACGAGGATGAGGAAGACCCGGAGGAAACGGCGCAGCGGTTGATGGCGCAGATGAAGGCGGCGTTGGGCGGCAAGTGAACGTCTGACAAGAAACACTTGTGGGACTTAAAACATGGGCACGATTGCGAATCTGGCTGTTCAACTGAGCATGGATGCCGCTAACTTCGAGCGGGGGATCGGCGGCGCGCTGGCGAAGACGGAGGCGCTGACTGACAAGCTGACCAACGTCGGGCGCACGATGACGATGGGTGTGACGGCGCCGCTGGTGGGCGCAGGCGCGGCGGCGATTAAGTTTGCCACTGACCTGAATGCAGGGATGGCGAACACGCAGAGCCTGGGGCTGGCCGCAGAGCGGGTGGCGACGCTGAAGGGCAACATCCAGGAGATGGCCGTCACCGTGGGCAAGGACACGGCGGATCTGGCGGATGGTCTGTACCAGGTCGTTTCGGCGTTCGGCGACACGGCAGACACGGCGGAGATTCTGGAGATCAATGCGAAGGCGGCGGCGGCCGGGCTGGCCACCACGACGGACGCCATCAACCTGACCAGTGCAGTGACAAAGGGTTTTGGCGACACGAGCGCCGAGGCGGTGCAAAAGACCAGCGACCTGGCGTTTGTGGCGGTGAAGCTGGGACAGACGACATTCCCGGAACTGGCGGCCAGCATGGGGCGCGTGGTGCCGATTGCGGCCTCGCTGGGGGTGAAGCAGGAAGAACTCTTCGGCGTGATGGCAACGGCCACCGGCGTGACCGGCTCGGCGGCGGAGGTGAGCACGCAACTGCGCGGGGTGCTGCAAAGTTTGATGGCGCCCACGGAGAGTATGACGCAGTTGATCGACTCCCTCGGCTACGAAACGGGCGCCGCCCTTTTGCAGCAGGAAGGGATGCAGGGCGCCATCGAGAAGATCGTGGCGGCGGCGGAAGCGGCGGGCGTGCCGCTGCAAAGTTACATCGGCAGCATCGAAGGGCAGACGCTGGCACTGGCGCTGGCCGGGCCGCAGGCGGATGTGTTTACTGAGAAGATGGCCGCAATGCAGGATGTGGCCGGAGCTTCGGAGGCGGCGTTTGCGGCGCAGACGCAGGGGATCAATGCGGCCGGCTTCACGATGAAGCAGTTGTCGGTCAAGGCGACAGTGTTGGCGCAGAAGATCGGCGACGGGCTGGCGCCGGCGTTGGGGATTGTGCTGGAGCGGGTAACGCCGCTAGTGGATTGGGTGGGCAACCTGGCCAGCAGCTTTGCCGGGCTGGATGCGACGACACAGACGATGATTGTGGCGGGGGCTGGCCTGGTGGCGGCGCTGGGGCCGGTGCTGGCGATGCTGCCGATGATTGCGACGGCGGTGGGTGTGTTGGCGTCGCCGGTGGGGTTGGTGATCGGCGCGGTGGCGCTGTTGGGCGCGGCGTGGGCGACGAACTTTGGCGGGATTCAGCAGGCGACGGCGGCGGCGTGGGGGACGATCCAGCAGGTGTTGGGCGGGCTGCCGGGCTATGTAGACAGGATATTGCAGTCTGCGCAGTCGGGGTCGTTTGACTGGGACACGCTGATCCCAGATCTGGACTGGGGCGGTTTTGTAGCTGCGCTGGATTGGAATGCGTTCGTTACTACCCTCACAGACTGGGGACAGTACGTGAAGAACCTGGTCTGGAGTGGCATGGTTGGGGCCCTGGACTGGGCGAACGGCTTTGTGACCTCGCTGGATTGGGGTGCGTTCGTCACGCAGTTGGCGGACTGGGCCGTCTACGTCAAGCAACTGGCATGGGACGGATTGGTTGCGCTGCTGAAGTGGGACCTGTTCATCACGCAGTTAGCGTGGGATGGCTTTGTGACGGTTCTTGATTGGGCGAGCGGGTTCGTCACCTCACTGGATTGGGGCAGCTTCGTCACGGCGTTGGGTGAGTGGTCGCAGTACGTGGGCAGCCTGGCGTGGTCTTCGTTCGTGGCTGTTCTGGATTGGGCTGGTGGGTTCGTCACTTCGCTGGATTGGGGCGCATTCGTCACGGCGTTGGGCGAGTGGTCTCAGTACGTGGGCAGCCAGGCGTGGTCTTCGTTCAGTACTGAACAGAAA